GAGCTTGGCTGCTTGTACTGCAGTTTCTGCCATCGATAAAGCACTCTTACCGCCAAACTTTGCCATAAATTCTGAACTTTGAGCCATGTCTTCCATGACCTTTCCTGGAGCTACATTATTGGCTTTGGCTAAGTTGGCTACACTTAGCATCTGGTGTTTAACCATTTCGTCAGACTCATTAGACATTAATTTAATCTGTTTAAATAGCTTGGCTCCAGATGCTTCTGTTACCCCATATGTTTTGCTCAACTTTGCAACAGCTACAATTGCTGTTGAAGTTACCCCACCCAAGTCGCCCATTTCAGTAGCTAAGGCTTCTGCAGCTTTTTTAGACTTTTCAAAGCCAATACCAAGAGCCATTCCTTTTAATGATGCTTTACCTAAGGTTCCTGCCATTGCTAGACCCTGGGTGTATGATAGTCCCATCGCATGCTGAGCATCCATTAAAGTGTCCTTTATCTCTAATGCTTTATCAGCTGCAGCTACTAAAAATAATCCTCTAGCTATTTTAGGGTCAGTGGCTAAATCATAAAATTGTTTAAATTTCTTTTTAAACCCACCCATTAGAGCATCAATTTTGTCTTGTGCTGCTATTTGATCCTGATACACCTTTAATAGCTTTTTAGACGCACTCACCTCTTTCGATTTATCTTGAATAGCATTCTTCTGAAGTGTTTCAAGTTGTTTGGTGTAGCTTAGTGCTTTCTCAGTTGTTTCTGCTGCAAGCTTATATAGATCATTTTTTCTTATAGCATTTGCGATCTCTCGGTCAGACATCGTTAATAATTTTTTGGCTGCTATAGCTTCTTCATTTTTGAACTTAGCAGTTTTTTCAGCTGCTATCCGTTTGGCCTCTGCTGCTGCAATAAACGCAGCCTGTCTTTTTGATTCCCCCGGAGTCATCTATTAGAGCTCACCTCTTTTTTTCATTTGCTCAATTTCCGCCATATCAGCTTCGAGTTGGTCTGAGAACTTTTTTAAATTGTCTACTACTTTCTTTCCTTCAGGAGAGCTTTTTGCTAGAGATGCAAGGCTTCGCTCATACCTTTTACTATTTGTTTTTTGAAGCACACTGGCAATGTGATTCACCACATTATCAAATAATCCTTCTTGTAATTTATTGGGATGTTTTGCCATTTGGGCAAGGATTACAGGCCTTAATGCTTTTCTAAGTTTTTTCTCATTATCCATGGCTACTCCTATGTAGATCTATTCAAGTATAAATATCACTAATTTGGAGTTTTGGTTGAATTAGGATATCTTGGGGGAGTTGTTCTAGCTGATTTTCCCTTACTTGCTTTTTCCTGAGCTTCCGCCTCTTTTTTCAACTGATCTGACAGGGCCTTATAATAGAAAGTTCTTAGATATACTGGAAGGGTATAGACATCCGTGTGGGTGAATGCACCCTGAGAATGGTATGCTATCTCAAAGATTTGTTTGTGCAGAATGGGCTTGTAATCAAGCCCTAGGCCAAAAAAATTGGACGTTCATTGGCATCTGAACTGATGGGTCTTCATGGCCACAGCTTTCACATTCAAAGTCAATCGTCATATCTACGTCGGGAGATACTGTGTCTAGGTACTGACGGAATGCTAAAGAATCCCTAGATAGAAATTCATCATCAACAAAAGATCTAATTGTCATTTTGTCTTCTTCACCATCTATAGCTACAATCATATATTTAAACCTACTGGTTAGTTCATATGTTACTCCGTTGCCACCGACCTTCTTTTTTTTCATTCTTTTTGCTTCTTCTTCAACTAGCTTTTCATCAGCGTGAGTTAGAATTTTAAATGTTAAGGTTTTTTTAGATATTGGAAGTTTAAATGTAAATCTACCCTGACTGTCTGCTGGAGGTCCTTCGAGGATTTTGTTTTCCAAAGATGTTAAATCGACAGTTTGTTTATGTTTAGCGCCACATGCAGGACAAGCCATTTCTACTGGGTATTCAGCACCATATCCTAGCACTCTTGCTGCTACCATAATTGCATTCTTATCACCAGTAACTAAGTCATTATAGTTTACAGATTTACCTTCACCATTACTTATAATTAAGGCTCTAAGTAGAGTATCGATAACTAAACCTTTTTGGATTAAATTAGAAGATGTTAGGATGTCTTCTTCTTTAGCAGTCATATACTTCATTTCAACCTTACCTGACGATAATGCACTGTGTTCAGGATATAATGTCCCTCCACTTGGAAGATCTATAATTTCTGTTGGGAATTTAGACTCTTTAATCAGAGTCATATTAGACTCATTTGCAAGTTGTTGTTTTAGGTCGTCTGTGGATAGGGCTTTGCCTGGGTAATCATCTGTAACTTTATTCATAATTTAGGTTCCTTTTGAGGTTCGTATATATAAATATATAGCAATAAAAAAAGCTCCCTGAGGAGCCTTTCTTAAATATATTATTTAGGGTTATTTATACTGCTCTATCTGCAATATTATATGTGTGTCCGCTTCCAGATGCACTTAATAATGAAACTACCACTTTATTACCAGCAGGGCTGCCGTCAATATATGTTTGGGATATAGTAGTGTTCATCGATATAATACTTCCTGTATTAAGTGTTAAGATATGGTCATTAACTGCTCTAGATAAAGTGCCTGCAGTGTCTGATGTTTCATTTGCATTGACGTTACCAATAAATATAGACATTGTAGTATTAGAATGAAGGGCCATAAATATTACTCCTTAGTATTGTAAGATAGCGTGATCGAATCTAATGTCTAATGCGATAATCATAGGTGTTGCATCATCGTCCCAATTTAGATCTCCGAATGTAGCACCTGTTATGAATGCACCTTTTAATGTCCACTCTTCAACCTTATCACCAACAGGACCTAACACATTGATTGTGATATCCTTTTTATACATATCTGCATATCCATCTCTTCCTGTTACAGATTCGTGATGTAAACGAACCCATTCCATTACCGCTTGAGCTCCAGATGGTACAATTGGATCATAAAGTTCCATAGAAATTGCTTCCCATTCTGACCTTCCTTTGATGTATCTGGTTGTGTTCATATGCTTTATTGCTACTTCAGGTGACTTAATAGAAGGTCTTGCAGCCTTCCTTATAAGATATGAAGGTATTCCGTCAACATACATAATGAACCTATTTTGAATTTTTGGTTCAAAGTTGGTGTGCATTAGTTCTGTTGGGTCTATTAAATTTGCCATTTAAGTGTTCTCCTTGTATATAAATATCTTAGTCTTCGAAAGTTGCACCAGTTGGCATGATGTTAAAGTCAACTACGATAAACTCTGCAGCTTTTGCAGGCTGTAGGTAGATCTCTCCTTTCATGATATTTCTATCAATAAGATCCGGAGTGTTATTAGACTCGTCCATAACTACTTTAAATGCATATAGACCTTGTCTTTGCTGTACAGATTCCATATATGGATTAACTGAACCTAGGAATCTATTACGAGTAGCTGCTGTGTTGTTCTCAAATACTAAGTATTTAGAAGTACTAGCTATGAATTTCTTAAGATTGATTAGTAATCGACGTACATTCACACGATCAAGAGCAGAAGCTTTCTTTTGAAGAGTCTTTTGACCCCAAACTACTACGCCTTCTCCTGGGAATGTTGCTAGAGGATTAATATTGTCCTCGTATAAAGTGTCACGGTTTGCATGTGTTAGCTTACGCTCTGCTTGAACTACAGTTTCTAAACCACCTCGGTTAAGTCCTGCAGGAGCATACCATTCAGCAGCAACTTTATCATTAAAGGCATAAATACCAGGAATGAGAGTTGATGGTGGAACCCAGCAATATTTGCCATTTGCATTTGTTTGTACCCAAGGCCAATACATAGCTGCATAGCTTGTATCAAGACCTGAACCTTGTGTAGTAGCAGTTGCAATGCCTTTGGTAGCTAGTGTTGGATCTACTAAAGCAAAGCAATCACCTCTTGTTTCACAAGCAGTAATTAACTGATTTGTTAGAGGTGCATGACCTGAAGTATTTAGACCTGGCATTGAAATTAAATTGATATCATACTCATCGGCATTACTTAGTAAGCTTATAGCAGTTTGATATGATGTTTTTCCTTTTTCAGCAACCGTTGGATCTAAGCCTTGAACGTTATTATTTGCGATATCTCCAAAAAATGCTGCTGCTGCTGTTTGACCATTACCATCGGCTCCAGTTGAAAAAGATCCTGATGATACCTTAGGTAAATTCTTAAGATTCACAGATGCAGTGTTTCCATTTGCATCAAGGTAGTCTGGTATTTCATTAACTTCAGATACATAGACATATTTAGACTTATTTTGAAAGTTCCCACTTGGCTGAAGGAATTTTTGAGTTCCATCCGTGTCTATGGTTTGGTATTGATCCCCGATCATTCTACTAATAAAGTTTGGCTGATTTGGATCAAGACTTAGGCCTGACCAAGTCTCTAGAATAGTTTTGCGTTTAGATGTGTCATTTCCTTGGCGGACCAATAGGGTAAATGTACCTTTTTTCTCGCTAACGTTTGAGATTTCATATCTTAAATTATCACTAGATCCACTTGTTAATATGTTATTAGTTGTTTCAGGACTAGTAGAGTTTTGTGTTGCGCCGTCTGCAAATGTATTAAGCTTAAATGGAGTGGTTCCTGTTGCTGAGCCATCTACACCTGTTGCTAGGATAAATGATCCTGTGAAATCAGATGGTGTAGATGCTGCTGATGCAGACAATTCCCAATTGTTATAGGCTGTTCCCATTACAGATCCAGAAATCTGAAGGACAGCAGCTAAATTTGTAGCAATAAGATCTACTCTAGAGTTAGCGGTAATTGCCTGAGCTAAAGAAGCTGCTTGCTCTGTCGTATTAGTACCTCTAACAAAGTAGTCAACAGAACCGTCTTGGGAGTCACCGGTAGCTAGGGTATTTGAAACAAACGTTGTTACTACGCCTGTTGGGGATTTAAACTGAAATTGGTCGTTTAAAGCAAAAGATCCTACTGTGTGACTTGCTGTTGCAAAGGCTGTTCCAGTAATAGATCCTGATGGTGTGACTGATGCTGTTGCATTTGAATAGCCATCCCCAAGAATTCTAACTACGGTTAAAGCACCTGAATGCTTTAAATATTCTCTTGCTGAAATTGAGGTTAAGTACTCTGCTGAAGTACTACCAGATATAAAGGTATCGCCAAATAGCTGAACGTATTCTGGATAGCTTGATACTAGTGTTGGTATTAGAGCAGGACCTTTGACTGTAGGGCCTATGATAGCTCCACCTATTTCACCAATACCTTGCGGTACAAATGACAAATCGTTTTCTTGCGTAAATACACCGGGGCTTATTAATTTTTCAGCCATTTATTTGTCTCCTAATAGATTGTATTATTATTCAATATATAAATATATTTCAGGGATTCCAAACGTCACCTATTTGGAAATAAAAACGCCTGTTTCTGGATCTAATGTGCCATCACCATACTTAGCCGTTATATCAGCTATAACTTTAGATTCATTGGCTTTTACCAAAACAAATTCTTTTTTAAGCTTTGTCTTTTCTAGTTCTAAATTTTGGATTTCTAATTCTATTTGACCGAATTTAAAAGTTAATTCTTCGAATGATGATTTAATAGATGAAACGGAAGTCATTTCTTCTGGTGTAAACTTGATTTCTTTTAACATGGATTATTTTGTTCGTTTGTTGGAATATCATTTATAGAACCTAAGGTTTCAGTCCCAATAACTATTTTTGCAGAAGAAAATGTTTTAGGATTAAAATTACTTAAAGATTTCTGGATGTTGTTTGGTATAACGTAGCCATTCATTTCTATTGTGAATGTAGCCTTTGAAGCACGGTCTTCACCTGTTTCAGAGGTTAATGATGTGGCAAATGTGGATATTTTAGAAAGAAATTTAAACCTTTCATTTCCCCAGTACTGATTAGCAGCATAGTTAATATCCTCTATAATTAAATTTAATTGGGATATATAATCTGCCCAAATAATGCAATCATAACTTAGTTTAACATAGTCGGGAACGACTATATTTGTATAT